ACAAACGCATCTGCATCAATACTAAATGCCGTTATTGGAGTTGCTGTAGTTGTTGTGGTAGTTGTAGTTGTTGTAGTAACACTCAAACAAGTGTCGCAGTCAGCATACGTAACTACTGGATGCTCAATCGATAGGTATGGGAATGTAGCTGTAGTTACAGATGTAATCGTCCAACAGTTACCGTCATCCGTCTTTACAATATCTGACACAATTACTCCTGATGTAGTCGCATCAAAAAGAACAGCCGATACAGTTGGATCAACACAAGATGTACCCACAAAGTAATCACCTGTAGGTAATGTAGTTGTAGTTGTAGTAGTGGTTGTAGTTGTAGTTGTAGTTGTTGATGTAGGACACTCGTTCTTACTGCAAACCTTACCTAACTCGTTTAGTTTTATAGAGTATGTCGCAGGGTCAATGCTGTACCAAACCCCTCCACCCATAAATGGCTCTAGTCCCTTATCGTCCTTGAATACGTGATCTCCTTCTGTCGGAACGTATCCAGCTCCATCGTGATACATTATTGAGTAAAGTGGAGAACTCAAAACGCATGCAGCATCCCCAGTATCAGCGAAGTTCTCTACGTCAATAAGGAATGGCTTCAGTTGGATATCAGTACCTACCGTTACAGTAAGTGACTTAACCACTGAGTCACCAAAACAGTTAGATGCCTGAACGTCAAACATAAATGTACAGCTGTCTGTAGGAGTTCCTGAAAGACCGCCTGTATCGCTTAATGTTATTCCTGATGGAAGTATGTCAGCCTGAGAAGGTCCAACAAGTGTCTGTGCTCCGGGTCCTCCTATAATTGCAGGTGTTGATGAAGAAGAAATTAAAGACGTAGTGTTTGCACTTACAGTTACTTTCTTCGCTTGACTATCACATGACGTGTAGCTAAATATTGTTCCAGTATCTCCACCCGTTAGCTCGTATGTATTGCATGTTGCATTTACTATACTCCACGATGTAGGGTTTGCAGTTGCTAGTAATTGAATGTTAACATTTCTTCCAACCAGCAGTGATATATCTTCTTGATGTATGAACGGTGGAGCGAACTCATTACAGTCACACCCTCCATTCGTAAATACAGCCCCATCGGATGCCACGCCAATATACGTACCTCCAGAAACAGGCGGCACAATTAATGACGTTACTGATGTCTGATAGTAAGCACCACCACCATCAAATAATACGTACTCTCCGTTCTCTAGCCTGTATATTCTATCTCCTGTTGTTGGAAGTAATGCAACTCCGTCATGGAAATATAACTCATCAGGCACTTGAGAACAAACATTAGCTAGTGTTCCAACAGCTGAGTCTATATAAAAAGAAGTAAATGTAGGGTCAATTCTCTCCAAGAAGAATGATGTGTTGGTAGATATAGTTGTCGCATATACATTAGATGTACCAGTAGATAAGTACTTACTGAATCTCAGTTGTCCAGTTCCGTTATTTACTAATCCATCATATGGAGCCACTAGTCCTATGTCTTCTGGACTTACACCATCAGCAATTAGCGCTAGGTAGTTAGCATTAGAGTTCAGTCCCACATACTTAGTGTCTGCTACTATCACTCCATTCCATTCTATCTGAACTCTAGTTGGCTTGTCAGGTATAACATAATCAATTCCAGCTCTACCTAAATCAGTTCCAAAGTCGCAATCAATAATTCGTTCTGAACCTGCACCTAGGTAAGATACAACTCCGCTATCTAAATTATCTGAGTAGTCCCATATCATATACAAGAACGGAAGATCATTAGGATTTGAGAATACAAATGTACCCTCATATCTTCCCCCATCTGTAGCGCTATACACCACTGGTATCTCTGTAGCTAAAGACACGATTGTAGATCTATCTGATGCAACATACTGAATGTCAGACACTAGGTAGTACACCTTATTGTTTAATCCCGGTTGTAGCTTCTGAGTTATTTTATTTGATCCATTTCCAGCGATTATATATACTGTGTCACCATCTGCAGGCATATAATCTATACCGCCTATTCCGTTTCTAGAGTCAAACAAAGATACGCCAGAGTCAGATAGATTTATTCTATCTATTTGGTAATAAGTGACTCCATCAGGAGAGAATGATTGATTTGATTGCATATTTTATTTTTTAGGTCTTTCAGCGTTTAGTACTAGTGTTATTATTGTCCCCTTTCTACCTCTAGCTTGAGTTATAATAAATGACTCAGTAAGTCCATCACAGTATGTAACTCTAAGTTCAACTTCTCTATTTATTGAAGTATTATTTGCAGCCACAGTTCCATATATGTTTTGAGATCCAGACCCAGACGTTGAGAAGTTGCCTATCCAGTTAATTCCAAATCCAATATTTACAGCTGTTATTGTCCAAGGAGAGTCAGTATTTATAGAGAACAATAGGTATCCTAAATTATCTTTAGATACACTCAATGAGTTTCTGCTTATAGAAAGCTCACACGGTATAGACCTCTGTGAGTTATTACTGATCATGTACACATGATTGAATGGATCGTATGCTCCTAACTTCTGAGTGAATGGATTGTCACTCATCAAGTCTCTGAAGTAATCTCTCATCCCTAAAGATGATACCTCAACCATTGTGTCTCCCTCCATCTGTATTACCACACCGTTTCTAGGGTCTGCAAACCACATCAAGTCTCCCCATGTAGAGAATGACTCTGGGGCATTACTTATCCCGTACTCATACTGCATTGGTATTTGATTTCCAAGTACTTCAGGAATAGATGCTACCTGTCCACCTCCAACTGAGTCAAACAATACGTTCTTACCATACAGCACCCTTGAAACCTTTTTCTCTTGGAATACTCTAAGGTCTGTATCTCTTGCGTGAAGCTTTTGAATACTAGCAAATTCTCTATCTAAGTACTTGAAGTTAGCAAGACTTAAATTGAATTCATTCAGTCTGTTATACTGTGTGTTCTCGTTGTAAATACCACTGTAGCAAATAGATGCATCATTTCTGATTTTCTTGTAGTTGTCAATTACTGTAGTGGCTCTTGGAGAGTACTCAATAGTAGTCTGATTAAAGTCATCATAAATACGGTCAGACTCTAATCCATTCCCCCAAGCCCAAGCGTTATAGTCGCAGTTTGGATTTGCTGGAGTATTTAACTCAATAACGGCTGGAGTAAATGATCCGTTCTGATCTTGATTGGATGACCCTGATAATATAACAGGTCCTGCAGCTACTGATCCAATCCAAACCTTATCTATTACCATTTGATATCTATCTCTTGTCGCTAATATTTCATAGTCAGTACCTGCAACAGTTACGATATCGCCTACTGTAAAGTAGTGAGGTCTAGACTTGTCAGATAGTTTCAATCTAGTCTTTCCTATTAAATTTCCAGTTAGAACTGCTTGTGATAAATTAAACTTCCAAGTTACAATATGATTTCCGCTTCCGTCAATTGGATACGTCTGAGATAACTCATGGAATATATCAGCGTCTGTATCTTTAGGTGACGTCTCGCAAAGTAGTGGTGTTTCATTTTGTGCTATTGAGAACTTAACTACTATCTTATTTTCGTCATCATTATTATAACCAAATCCTTGGATAATCATATACATAGGATCTGATGATGATCCTTGAGCTATTATTTGCTGTGTATTTCCATCGTTAGAAACCTGAGATGTTAGTACAAATAAACCTCTTCTAAATGTAACTCCTCTTGATTTTACATTTATACCATTAGTGTCGTACTGATTAAACTGAAGATATGCCCCAGACTCAACAAACCATTCCTCTATATTTTCATAGTATGAACTAGATGGAGTAAACTGTTGTATGGAAGATTGCTGTACTGAATTAAGTGAATCTTCAACTATTTGAAGACTTATTACTGCGCCCGGATATATTGGATCTGTAAATCCTAAATTTACAACTGCTCCACCTCCATATTGTCCCGGACTATAACCAAGCCCAGTAGACAAAATAGCAATTTGAGAAGCAGGTAGTCCAATACCTCCAAAATAATTACCATTAAATACACCATCACCTCTAACATTTACCTTCCAAACATCACCAGTAGTATAGTTTGATTGAGTAAAAACAATTTGAGCAGTAGGTATACCGTCTCTATTTAATGTAACAGTTGCTCCCTGAACTATATTTGCATCAACAGACCAACCTCCAGATCCATCTAAGTATCTAGTGTATCTGAATTGATTGTTGTTTAATATCTCTATAGTAAATCTTGTATCTCGTGTAAATTCATTTAAAGGAGATGGTGATAATATTTGCAATGCTGATGGATCTCCATCACCATAATGTATCGGCACCTCAACTATTCCATCTCTATAACTTAAAGGTGATAGTCCAGCTCCAGCTCCCCAACCAATAGACTCAATAATTGCAGTTGTAACAGCTGACGGAGAGAATTGAGATATTGAGTCAACTTTTATTTTAAAATATACACCCGGTATAGATCCAGATATAATTGCTCCAGCATTCTTTGACTCTAACTCTAGTATCTTATATTTCTTGTTTGACTGAGTAGGTCCATCAGGGTCTGATTTAAATATAATATATTCCCCAACCTTTACCTTGTCTACATCTGAGTCATTAATCAAGAAATATCTATATGCCCCACTTACATAGTAAATTATTGGAAATACATTATACACCTTGCTCTGACCTTGCTTTACGGCAATTCTATAGTTTGTAGCCCAACATGGAGCTGTGTGATTAATTCTTAGAAGCAACTGATTAGCCGAAGTTGAATTTGCTGGCGGTATATAAATAGCGTTAGTGTCACACGTAAGTGCAGTCGTAAGTCTTCCATACTCATCAGAGTATAACAACGCAAACTCAAGATCTCTATCTGACCTCCAAGTAGACATTGGATTAAGAACTGTAGGCAATAATGTAGGCTGTTTTATAGCTAATGCAAAGTTGATATTTATATTATCCCCATTGCAATCAATTATATCTCTAAACTGTTCGTAGTTTCCATACGCCAATCTGTTACCTATTACGTCTTGAGCCTTAGCTAGTAACGGAACATTGTCAAATAATCTAGTTACCTGATCTGTAGGAAGTGCTGCTAGAACTTTGTTATTTGTGAAAGTAACAGATACTGAATCACCTGTCTGACTAAATCCCGGTAAGTTATCTTTTTCGTACGTCTCTACAATACCAACATTTATGCTTCTAGTGTCTCTAACTACCAGTTGGATAGCCTTTACAAACTCATTGCCAGTCTCAAATGAAACCCTGCATTCGTTGTAAATGTTTGTCATTGACTTATTGTTCCCTACCCCGTAGTCAAAATCATATTCATTAGGCATAAATGCCACTGCCGAGAATGGAGATAGTGAGCTGTACTGATTATCTAAGTACAGGTATCTATACGCAAAATAAAGGAATTTCTCCTCCATGTTGTTTGATAAAATAGATACAGGTGCGTCTGTTATTAGTTCAATATGAGGCGCATACATTGGAGGATTAAGGATCACATTAATGTCATCGTCAATTCGTGCATCATCAATGTTATATCCACCGATACCGTTAGCTCCTGCCTTTACTCTTTTTATGTTTATTCTTCGTGGAGGATTATAGTCGTCAGTCCAATACAAGAACGTATTCCCGTCTGGACCAATGATATGATTCACTCCAGTGATTAAGTATTCCTTCCTAAAGTTAAGTTTTGATGGAGTTGATTCGTTTTGTTTGTTTGACTGTAACACACGAACGGTTGTACCTGTGTTCTCATCGTACTCATATATTCCATCAAAGAAGTCTCCAGCAACAAACCAGTACAACAAACCTCCAGCCTCATACGTCACAGATCCAATCGTCCTAGCGTCTGTTGCATTTCTTCCTGACACAGTAGCTATGTTTGCTGCTATTGTGTTTCCTATTGAGTTCTGTGCAGCACCTACGTTTGATCCGGTAGATGTTTCTACAGTTATATTTTGGGCATCTCTATACTGACCTTGAGGCACAAGTCGCTCATCAAGGTCTTTGTTCATTACTCCTTGTATAAATGTATTCTTAAGTTCTGCCATTACTTGATTTGTTTATTTTGTCCTCTCATTATCATCAATAAGTTGCCTGCCTTGATGTTACTTAGTCTAATCTTTAGATTTCTAAGTAGTGATGATTTCTTATCTCTAGCTCGTCGAACGATGTACTCTTGGATATTAACCTTGCTGTCAAGTATGCACCAAGTGATGTATGCATACACATACTTCTCAGCCATCTTGTGGATCCTAACCTCTGAATCGTCTACCTCTAATCCATCAGATATGTACTCAAGAACAACTCTTTGACCTGTAATATTATTTGCAAAATCTATAACTCCTGATCGTTTGTTGATGGTGAAAGTTCCGTTGACATTCGCTCTGTCTGTCTCAAGTCCAAAACGACCGCCAGCTTGCCCGTCGAAGTACCAATTACCATCGAAACACCAGCCCATGCAATTGTTATAGACTCCGGGTCCAGAGTATAGAGACTGGTCAAGACGTCTGATGTCAAGCTCGGACTGACCCGTAATAACATTACCATTTATATCAAATGTTAGATCATTGTTAGCGTCTTGAACGTATGCAGGAGTTGATATTCTAGATAAACTCTCTGACATAGGCAACAGTATTCCATTAATCTCTAGTGACAGCTTAACATAGTTTACGTAGTCATGTGGTAGTATCATCTTTAAGTCACTTCCAACTATATACTCTATAGACTTTGCCTCTCTTGACGCATCAAAGCTCATCTCTTTTACCGCCTCCTTTGCGTAAAATAATACCTTGTATCGTCTGATATTGCTAATCAACTGATCGTCACCAACGTTAATCAACATGTAGTTATTAACCAACTCATCTAGTGTCACATACTGATAACTTCCCCAGTTTTCTGAATTTTGATAGTACTGCTGATCTGTCATCTATTATGATTTTTGTTGATTGTCATTAACCTCTTCTGCCTGCATTAATTGAACTACGTCAGTCTCTTGTATCGATACCCCAGCCAACTTACAAATTCCAACTACTAACCTAGGTGCATCCGTGTATGGAAGCTCAAAGTCTTGGAAGTCACTTGCTGATTGATTGAACACAGGAGCGCCATCACTAAGTAATGTATAGTATGTCCACTTAGGATCAAGTGGGTATCTTAAGTAGTTGATAGTAACGTTTGCCGTTATTGTTACTGGATATACCTGTATCCCTTGAATGTCTCCCCCTGTTGCGTACTCATTAAGTACGTATACTGGGTATGTATTAGTAGGTGATACCATACTTGATGACAGTAAGTTCATTATTTTAGTTGGACTTACCTTCTCAATTTCTACAGCATTATTGTACGTAAGTCTAATAATCTTGTATGACCTACCCTGTGATGGCTGTGCTGGATTATCTCCGGTACATAGAACTTGTCTGATGTATTGTTGTACACAAGTACGTCTTCAACCAAGAACTTATCTATGATCTCATGAAGTAATTCTGGAACGTCTGAATATCCAGAGTTATGCATTCTAGCGTTCTGCTTGTTGATTGCATTGCTGTAGTCGTACATGTACTGACCGAATAAATCCAATTGAGTCTGTCTTGCAAACAAGTTGAATTCTTCAGGAGTAATGTATCCACGATTGTCTTTACTTACTATCGCTAAGACCGTATTTCTGATAGTATTAATCATAATGCAAAGATAGTAAAAAAGGGCACTCGATATGAATGCCCTTTTATGCTTATTTAATAGTGTTTATTAAGCTACATCAATATCACTTACAGCTTGCGGTGGAGCCATAACGTATACTGGTGTATGCCAAGAAGTCTGTAATGCATCTACAATAGCATCTTGAATAGCTGATCTCATACTAAAAGCAACTTGAGCTGCATGAGTTATTGTAACAACTTTACCACCAGCATAAGTAATAACAGTTGTTAATGCAGTAGCTGAATCTGCACCTGCATCGACTAAAATAACATTATTTGCCGAAACAAGTTGATTACGTTGTCCTGTAACGGGAATTGATAAGAATTTTTCCATTTTAAAAAAGTTTTGGAAGGTTAATAATAGGTACAAAGATAAACAAAAAAGCCGACAGTTAAGTCGGCTCTTAATTATACGTACTTACAATTATATAGAATGCACGATTACATAATAGGACCAGACATACAATACTTATTTTTTAATGATTGCTCTAAAACATTAGATTGTATCTGTAAAAACAAATAAATTGACTTGTCTCCCATATTTCTAATCGTTATCAACTCAGCACAATTTAAAGAATCTAAATATTCAGAGGTTAGAGATAAACCCTTATCTGTAAAATGCCTCGAAATTATTGTAGGTATTTTTTCAGGTAATTGATTGCAGCACCAACTTCTTATAGAATTAGCATTGTCCTCTAGTAATTTGTTGTACTTATCTTTTCGTTCTTGATTATCTTTGTTTAATAATGCAAGTAAATAATCTTTCTCAACATCAGAAAGACATTTAATAAAATCTGCTAAAATCATACTTGTTTTTTGTTTAATTATTTTTAATTAACTTCTTTAATTCTTGTAATCTTTCGTTTTTATAACTAATCTACAATCACTACATTTAAATGCTTTTTCATAGTCTTTTGTTGTTCGACACATACGATCATTGCATTTAGGGCATTTATACTTAACTTTTTTTTCCATAAAATTGAATTTTAATATGAATCAAAGGTAATTCTTTATTTTATACCTACAAGTATTTTTTAAAAATATTTTCATTTAAAACAAAAAAGCCGATATCTCTATCGGCTCTTGTATTAGTCTTCGTATTGTACCTGAAGGTATTTATAGAAATCAATTCCATCATCCGTCTGAAGGAAAGCAGCTAATGCCGAAGCAGCTGATTCTCCTAATGGAACTGTCATTAATTTCTTCTTGTTGTCTTTTAGGTTGTAGTAGATATCTCTATCTCCATTTCGAAGTCCAACATATCCGTCTCTGATTGCACGAGTTGCGATATCATCTAACTCTAGATCTGGATCATCAATTGAGTCTAAGAAATCTTTAGGGTACTTCTTAGCTAAGTTCATAGCCTCCCACTTGATTACCTTTGACTCCATCTTGTCTGGATTTAAGTCTGTAAATATTCGAATAATAGAAGCCATCTTCTCAATACTTAATTCTCGACATGCAATCTGAGCATCAAGTGTTAGGTCTTCATTAATCATTCGCTCTTCAGCATCTTTCTCTGGATCCCACTTGTAGTAGATACTATTGTTCCCGGGATGTAGTTCCAAGAACTTAATAAGTACATCATTTCCGGGAGGAACTCTCAATACTCCATCTTCAAAAATTATAGGCTGAAGAATGATATTCTCATCCTGTTCATCAACAAATACTGAGTCTTGATTTGGTGCGTATCGTAAAGAACGATTCTTCTTCCCGTCATTATGCAAAAGCCTTTTTGTAGGCATGTCTCTCGATTGAAGGATGAAAGACGGTCCTGACTTCTTCTTTAGATTGAAGATAGTCTCCTTTGTTACTTTTTTCATTAGATATAGATTTGATTTAATTTTTTTTTAAAAAAAAGAAAGGGGAAGAAGCTTGTCCCTCCCCTCTCAGGCTTTTTCTTATTGGAATAAGAAGAAGTTATTTGCACCTAAAGTACACAACGCTCTTTCTGATAAGAAATGAACTTGCATTGCATCCAAGTCGCTGTTAGAAGCTCCACCAGCTGAACCTGTGATCCAAGTTTTGTACTTACGGTTTTCTGTTTCTGATTGACGGTAACGAACGTGTAAGAATGGACGTTGCATACGCTTTCCAACAACTTGATCGTATACGTTCATTGTCCCTGCTGGAACTAATACACCATTAACTGCTCCACCAGTGATACCACCACGAAGAGTTGCATCGTTTAAGTATTTCCAGTCAGACTTGTAGAAATCGTAAGATCCTCTACGGAAACCTGTAAACCCTAAATTCAATGCCATCTTCTCGTCATTGTCAAACAATCCGTAAGATGTACCACCAACTCCGTAAGAGTTTTGAGCAGCTAACATATCGTCGATTGCTAAAGCAAATGTACGGTTAGTAAATAATGTGTTTTCAGCGATTGATCCTTGCTTATCCAAACGATTAAGGATAACATCAAAGTCAGCCAATGTAGATGGAACACCACCAGACCATGTATTTCCACGAGCCTCAACAGCTGCGAACATACCTTCTGTACCTTTGTTACCAACATCTGTAGTTGTTATTCCTCTAGCACCTGATCCAGATTCAGCTTCAACATGTTCAACCATCATCATTTCAAGGTAGTCTTCGAAACGCATACGAGTTTCAGACTTAGACTTTAAGTACCAAAGGTATGACATACCTCCGTCAGTCTCTACTTCAACCCATCCAACCTGAGCCATGTCAGATCCAGCGATTTCAAACTTGTCTTTGATGATAATAGGAGATACTTCAAAAATATCAACTGCAGCCTCTAAAGACCCTGACATTCCATAAGCACCTTTCTTGAACTCAGATCCATAAACAAACACTGTAAATGTGTCTGCTGTGTCTTCTGCTGCAATACCACCTGCATTATAAAAAGCCACTGTGAAACGTGTAGTGTCTCCTCCTGTTGCTGCATTAGTAATAATACCCTTATAAGAAGATGCTGAATCTGTCTCATTAGATAAAAATACAGTTTGACCAACTCTAAATACATGATTTGTAGATCCTGTATCAACAGTTACTATGTCATCAGCAGCTGTTGCTGAAACAAGTGTACATGCTGTATATTTAGTGTGTAAACGACCTTCTTCTGTCCACTTAATTAAGTCAGAGTTAGAAGGAATTTCTGCTCCCATTCTACGTAAGAATGATGATACAGAACGATCTCCATAACGTGCGAATTCTTGTTCGTACGTGTCTGGTAAATACTGATTCATAAAATCAAAGTCTGCACTACCTAAGTAGTTACTTGGAAGTGTTGATTTTACCGAGCTTGGTGTTAGATCAAATGATCCACCGATTGTTCCTGCCATTTTTGTTAGTTTTTGTTTTTGTTTTTGTTATTTACTACCTTATCTTGTATCTTGAGTTTTCTCCTGCTGATGCATCTCTAACGATTAGTCCTGCTTTCGGTGTTATAGTTGTTGCCGATTTAGTTCCCATATCAATATTCTTAGAATCCTTCTCTAATCCATTCACTCCATCTGCCTTACCTTGTTCGTAAGCGA